AAAAAAGATCCTCAACAGATGGGCGAAATGATGTATGGCTCAAATACAAAAATGGGCAAGTCATTAGGCAACAACGAGCCAGGTGACGGATTCAAATACCGTGGTCGTGGATTTATTCAGCTTACTGGTAAGAGCAATTATGCACAAGCATCTAAGGCCATTTATGGTGACGATAGACTTGTACAGAATCCAGATCTAGTAAATGATCCTGCGGTAGCCGCAGAAGTCAGTGCTTGGTACATGAAGAAAGGCCAAGCCGGAATGGCGGCTAAAATGGGCATCAACACTGGCAACATGAGTCAGGACCAGGCCAACGCTTTGGCCACAAGTCAGATTGCAGGTACCGATGTTACCAAAGCAGGCGGATATCTAGGAGGTGAAAACCTCAACAAGGTAAATTCTTATGCTGCTCAATTTGCTTCAGGTAAAACTCCTGTGGCAGCATCAACACCTACACCAGCAGCAGCACAAGCGGCCACTGGAACCAAAATGGTTACCATTGACGGTAAACAATATGCAGAAGGATCGGCAGATGCCAAGGCTGCTCAAGAAGCCCTTGCTAAGAAACAACAAGCAGGCAGCGGAGACGGAACTAAAAAGACAGGAGCAGCTGGCCAAGAAAGTGCTGAATCGTTGCTTGCGAGTTTAAATACTAAGATGGATGCACTAATTAGAGTCAGTGCCGGTACTAAGGATTTAAATGACAAGCAATTGTCAGCACTACGTGGCAGAGGCGATGCTTTCCAAATGGGAGTTCCAATCTAATATGGACACAAATTTATGAGTTGGAAAAAGTATTTTACACCAGTAAACATTTCAGGACAATCGGGTGCGATGAGTCCAATTTCTGGTGGCGGCCGCCCTGGTCCATACAAAACAAACTATTCAAGTTTCTTGCCCGATGTTTATGCAGGAACACCTAATCGTGTTGAACGCTACATGCAGTACGACACTATGGACATGGACAGTGAAGTAAATGCAGCCTTAGACATTCTCGCTGAGTTTATGACTCAAAAAGACAAAGAAAATGGTACTGCATTCCAAATCAACTTCCGTGGAACACCAACAGCAACCGAAGTAAAAATTCTAAAAGAAAGTCTACAGAAGTGGGTAAAGTCACAGCAGTTTGACACAAGAATTTTCCGTATTGTTCGTAACACACTCAAGTATGGTGACTGTTTTTTCCTAAGAGATCCAGAGACTAAAACTTGGTTATATGTTGATCAAGCCAAGGTTACAAAAATTATTGTAAATGAAAGCACTGGTAAAATTCCAGAGCAATATGGTATCAAAGATATCAACTTTAACTTTAAAAATCTAGTAGCCACAACTCCACACACAACATCAAACACTCAGCCAAGCGGTATATCAGGTTACACTACCGGCGGTGGATTTGGCCGTGGAATGGTTGGAGAAGTTGGTCGACCTCCTGGTAGCAGATTTAGTTCTACTACACCTACTGAAATAACAGTAGATGCAAAACATGTGGTACACATGAGTCTATCAGAAGGACTAGATTTAAACTATCCGTTTGGTAACAGCATTTTAGAATCAGTATTCAAAGTCTACAAGCAGAAAGAATTGCTTGAAGATGCTATCATTATCTATCGTATTCAACGTGCTCCAGAGCGCAGAATTTTCTACGTTGACGTAGGTAATATGCCAGCACACATGGCCATGAGTTTCGTAGAACGTGTTAAAAACGAAATTCAACAACGACGTATTCCTTCAGCTACAGGTGGTGGCAACAACATGGTTGATGCTAGCTATAACCCACTAAGTGTCAACGAAGACTACTTCTTCCCGCAGACAGCAGAAGGTCGTGGATCAAAAGTTGAAACACTACCGGGCGGCACTAACCTAGGCGAAATCACAGACCTACGCTTCTTTACCAACAAGCTATTCCGTGCCCTACGTATTCCAGCAGCCTACTTGCCAACAGGTATTGAAGAAGCGTCAAACACTGTTGCAGACGGTAAAGTAGGTACAGCCTACATACAAGAACTGCGTTTTAATGAATACTGCAAACGCTTACAGAATCTAATGACTCCAACGTTTGATGTAGAGTTCAAACTGTGGTTAGACCAAAACGGTGTAAATATTGATTCAAGTTTATTTGAATTAAAGTTTCATCCTCCACAAAACTTTGCTGCCTATCGACAGTCAGAACTGGATACTGCCCGTGCTGCTACATTTGCAACACTACAAGAAATTCCACATTTAAGCAAACGCTTCTCTTTAAAACGCTTCTTGGGTTTAACAGAAGAAGAAATCAAAGAAAACGAAAAACTGTGGAGAGAAGAGCAAGGTGCTAATATCAAACCTAGCACAGATGCCGCAGCAGAAATGCGTGGCGCAGGTGTAAGTCCTGCAGGAATAGGCGCAGAAGCAGCTGGTCAAGAAGCAGAAGCCACTGACGAAATGGCAGCAGCCGCAGAAGCAGAACAAGCTACAGCAGGCGGCGCCGAAGGCGAAGCCACCGCTCCTCCCGCTCAATAACTAAATACAAGATGCTTCTACGAGAATTTTTTTACTTTAACGACGATAAAAATACCTTTGCCAACGATCGTCGATACGATAACGCAAAGGATAGTTCTGTTCTGAAAAAAGGTGATACTCGTAAACTGCGTCTTACACTTCGTCAAATCAATCAACTGCGCCAGCAGAGCGAAGCTCATGAGTCCGAAGAGAAATCTGAGCTTGAATTTATAAGACAGATGTACGGAACTCCAGTTGAAGCACAACAACCCGCAGAATGAGATCGCCTTCGTACTTGGCAATGGAATTAGCAGGAAACAGTTAAATCATTCTGCTGTTATCCAACACGGCACAGTTTACGGCTGTAACGCACTTTACAGAGAATTTGAACCCGATTTCCTAATAGCAGTTGACGTTAAAATGATCAACGAGATCATTGCATCCGGCTATCAAAAGACTCACGTAGTATGGACAAACCCTAACAAAGGCATCAAAGGCCAGGGTATAAACTTCTTTAATCCCCATAAAGGTTGGAGCTCTGGGCCTACAGCATTGCACTTTGCCTGTGAACGCGGCCACAGAGAAATTTACATTTTTGGCTTTGATTATCAAGGAATTGCCGGAAAATTCAATAACGTATACGCAGATACCTACAATTATAAATGCAGTACGGATGTGGCTACATTCCACGGTAATTGGCTAAGCCAAACAGAAAAAACAATACGAGACTGGAACAGCGTTAAATTTTATAGAGTTATTACTAAAGGAGATCTTATTCCAGAAAATCTTGGAGTAAGCTGTCCCAATCTACAGCATATATACTACGAAGATTTTGAAAGAAAATTCCCAGGGACTATATATTCAGATCAAAACGATCAAAAAAGTATCATTTAACGCTGAATTGTAATCTTAGTGTTAAATAAAACGATGACAGCCTAACCATCTTTAAGGAGAACATAAACATGGCAGATAAGAATTTATTAGGCCAGATGCTAGAGCATTTGGTAAACGACGATTCAGCTAAAGCTGAAGAACTATTCCACGAGTACGTAGTTGCAGCATCTCGTGAAATTTACGAAAGTCTAATCGACTCAGAAGTTTCAGAAGAAGCTGAAGAAGACGAAGAAGCTGTAGATGAAGCTACAGAAGAAGACGACGAAGAAGCTGTAGAAGAGTCTACAGAAGAAGACGACGAAGAAATGGACGAAGGCTTCGAAGATATCGCTTACGAAGGCGGCGAAGACGAAATGGGTGCTGATCCAACTGATGAACTATCAGGCGAAATGGATGGCGAAGAAGGACCAGAAGAAGAAAAGTCTGAAGAAGAATTATTCATGGACTTAGACGCTATTGTTGATGAGCTACAGGCTAAATTCGACGAGCTAAAAGGCCACGAAGCAGGTGAAGAAGAAATGGGCGGCGAAGAAGAAATGCCAGAAGAAGGGTTTGGCGAGCCAGCTCTAGCAACTGTACGTGAATATGTTGAGAAAGTTCCAGCAGGTCACGGCGCAGAAAAGAAAGGCGCAGCTGAAAAAGCTGACAACACAAAGTCTACAATTGACAACATGAAGAACGACATGGGCGGTACAACTGCTAACATTCTTTCTTCTAAAGAAGATGCAGCTACATACGCTAATCAAGGTCAACTGAAAGGTAACGGTCTTGAGAAAGGTAAAGTAGGCGATAATCCAGATGCTAAAGGCAACGTAAACGTACCAGGCGGCAACGCTGGTAAGACTGGTTTTAAATCTAAAGAGCCAGGACACGGTGCTGAGAAAAAGGGATCTGCAGAATCTGCAGATAACAAGCAAAGTCTTTTCCGTGGCCGTAGATAATAGGACGTAACGGTGAATAAACTTACCCTAGCAGAACATTTGAGTTACGATCAGGCTAAGATTGTCTTGGAGAGCGAAGAAGGTGCAGACGGCAAGAAGAGTCTGCATTTAAACGGCATTTGCATTCAAGGAGACATCCGCAATGCAAACCAGCGTGTTTATTCTTCTCAAGAAATTGGCAGGGCTGTCAAAACGCTCAACGAACAGATCTCTGGCGGTTACTCTGTGTTAGGTGAAGTAGATCACCCGGCAGATTTAAAAATCAATTTGGACCGTGTGTCGCACATGATTACTAAAATGTGGATGGACGGCCCAAACGGTTACGGAAAACTAAAAATCCTTCCAACTCCAATGGGTCAGTTGATTCAGACCATGTTGGAGTCGGGAGTAAAACTTGGCGTAAGTTCTAGAGGATCAGGCGAAGTAGACGGAGGAGGTAATGTTCAAGGTTTTGAAATTATTACTGTAGATATCGTTGCTCAACCATCTGCTCCTGGAGCATACCCAACACCAGTATACGAACACCTAATGAATAATACAGGTGGCTACCAGGCATATAAAATAGCACAAGAAGTTCAAGGCGACCCAAAGGCACAAAAATACATAGCAGAAAGTCTGAAAAAGATTATTTCAAGACTCAACTAACAGTAGGAGAATCACATGCTAGATATCGTAAAACAATTGTTCGAAAACAATGTGATTTCCGAAGAAATTAAATCGGAAATTGAATCCGCTTGGAATGGCAGAATTCAAGAAAACCGTGAACAAGTCACTGCTGAATTGCGTGAAGAGTTTGCTCAGAAATATGAGTATGACAAATCCGCAATGGTAGAAGCTGTAGAAGGCATGCTAACAGACCGCTTACAAGCAGAGTTAGCTGAATTCGCAGAAGATCGCCAGGGCCTTATTGAAGCTAAAGCAAAATACGCAGCTAAAATGAAATCAGATTCCACCGCAATGGAATCTTTTGTCTTGAATAACCTACGTAAAGAAATTGCAGAACTTCATGAAGACCGTAAAGCAGTAGCAGGCAACGTTGCAAAATTAGAATCTTTTATTGTGGATGCACTGGCGAAAGAAATCGCAGAATTCCACGCTGATAAGAAAGACCTAGCTGAAACTAAAGTACGTCTAGTACGTGAAAGCAAAGCTAAGTTTGAAGCTGTGAAGAAAGACTTCATTGCTAAGTCAGCACAGATCATTGAAGAGACAGTCGCAAAAGGACTACGCTCTGAAATGACTCAACTAAAAGAAGACATTGAAGCAGCCCGCAAAAATGACTTTGGTCGCAGAATTTTTGAAAGCTTCTCCAGCGAATATGCTGCAAGCCATCTCAACGAGAAATCAGAGACAGCAAAACTTCTTCGTGTTGTAAAACAGAAAGAAGCAGAATTAGAAGAAGCAGCTAAGATTGTTGCAGACGCACAAAAACTAGTTGAAAGCACAAACTCACAACTACGCATCGCTAAAGATGTGGCCACACGCAAGGAAGTTATGAACGAATTGCTAGGTCCATTGGGCGGCGACAAGCGCACAGTTATGCGTGAATTGCTTGAATCAGTTCAAACAGAAAAATTACGTAATGCTTACGACAAGTACCTACCATCAGTAATGAATGGTGCGGCACCGGCGAAGAAAGCACTTACAGAAGGCAAAGAAATTACAGGCGATAAGCAGGCACAAACAATCAGCGGTCAAGAAGAAAAAACTGCTGAAATATTCGACATCCGCAGGCTTGCGGGACTAAAAGTTTAAGGAGAACTAATATGTCACAATTACTCGAGTCACGCTGGTCGGAAACCAAAGAGGCCCTTTTAGAAGGCTTACAAGGTCACAAGCGTACAGTAATGGCAACAACTCTAGAAAATACCCGCAAGTATTTGGCAGAGAGTGCTACTGCTGGAGCTACATCCGCCGGTAACGTTGCAACCCTAAATCGTGTGATCCTACCTGTGATCAGACGTGTTATGCCAACAGTCATTGCTAATGAACTAGTTGGTGTACAACCAATGACAGGCCCAGTTGGTCAAATCCATACCCTACGTGTTCGCTATGCAGATAGCTTCAACAGCACAAACGGTACAGACGTAACAGCTGGTGACGAAGCACTAAGCCCATTCAAGATTGCTGAAGGCTATTCTGGTGCTGCTGCTACTGACAGAGCTGCTTCAACTGCTGCTCTTGAAGGCGTAGCTGGTAACAGACTAAGCATTCAAATCTTGAAACAAACAGTTGAAGCTAAGACACGTAAATTGTCTGCTCGCTGGACGTTTGAAGCTGCTCAAGATGCACAAGCCCAACAAGGTATTGACATCGAAGCAGAAATCATGGCTGCATTGGCACAAGAAATTACAGCTGAAATCGATCAAGAAGTTATCGGTTCGTTGAACAGCTTGGCTGGTACAGTTTTGACTTATGATCAAAATACAGTTTCAGGTACAGCTACATTCGTTGGTGACGAGCATGCCGCATTGGCAGTTCAAATCAACCGTGCTAGCAACTTGATCGCTCAGCGTACACGTCGTGGCGCAGGTAACTATGCTGTTGTTTCCCCAACAACATTGACCTTGCTACAAAGTGCTACAACTTCTGCGTTCGCAAGAACAACAGAAGGTACATTCGAAGCACCTACAAACACTAAGTTTGTTGGTACATTGAATGGCGCAATGCGTGTGTTTGTAAACAGCTATGCAACATCTGATGATGTTCTAATTGGCTACAAAGGCGCAAGCGAGTCTGATGCTCCTGCATTCTACTGCCCATACATTCCATTGATGAGCAGTGGTGTTGTGTTGGATCCATCAACATTTGAACCAGTCGTATCATTCATGACACGTTATGGTTATGTTGAGTTGACAAACACAGCTTCTTCTCTAGGTAACGCAGCTGACTACCTAGCGAAAGTTGCAGTAACTTCCGCTAACTTGAAGTTTGCCTAATCGCTGACTTTTAAAAGCAAATTCAAAAAGGCCCTCCGGGGCCTTTTTGTTTGACTTAAATATCAGGTGCATATAGAAAGTGACAAAGACTTCATACAATTGCGCCATAGGTTTGCAGCATGGCGCAAACAGTTCCCTATGTTTACTCATGATGTACATCAAATAGAAAATATTATAGAAACACATATTCAAAATCATAGTATTGTTATGGTAATGTATAGGCAAACACGCAGTAGGTCATATCTAGAAAAAGCTCAATTAGAAATAGATGCTATCAACAAAGTAATAGAAACTGTGGAAAAGATTGAGCTTATGGCATTACTTGCCCGCGGATAAATAAAGTATCTAGAGCGTACTCATTCGGAGTAACTTATGCGGAAATCCAACCGCGTAGACCTAGAACGTCAAATTATCAAGGAGAAAACAAATGGGACGTCCTTTAAAGAAAGATGTAAGAGGTACACCAGTACTTGGCTTACCAGGCTTATCAACAAACACACTAACAGGTATCACAGTAAGTGGCTACTTCGGTGGCGCATTGGCAACAAACTATGTGCTAATCAAACAACGTGGCGCACAATCTTATGTTGTAGCAAAGATTGAAAATTTTACTTGCAACACAATTAGCGGCAGCAGAAGTATCACTAACATGAGTGACCAAGTTGAAGTTACAGTTGGTGACGAGATCAGCGGACCTGGCATTCCTTCAGGCGCAATTATTCAAAGCATTGACAGTGCAACAACAGCCACTATTTCAATTGCTGCCACAGCAACAGCGACTGGTATCACAGTAACTCACTGGGGTGCTTTCCAAGTTGGTACAACAGTTGACACAACACCAAACGCAAACGGCGAGATCCTAATCCAAGGTTCCACAACTGGTTTGTCAGACACTAACCTAGTGCCAATTCGCAAGTTGACACGTAGAATTGCCTATGGTTTTCCATCAAGCCCAGTGCTATCAAATGGTTTCCAACGTAGTGAAGATAGCAATGCAACTACCAACCATGACGAAGCAAAGTACACATGGTATCTAGAAAACGATTCTTCTTTAGACTATATTGTACTGACTGCATTTACTACAAAGATGTAATTTAAGGAACACGCATGGGACAGTTTATACAGGTAAATGGTGACTACAATATAAAAACCGCCGAAGGTGCTAATATCACTCTTGATACTGGCGCCAAGGTAGGCAATGTATATGTCACTGGTAACTTGACTGTTGAAGGTACAACTTTAACCGTTGAAGCTACAAATTTAGATGTTCAAGATAACATCATCACCGTAAACAAAGGTGAAACTAGTCCCACAGGTGTTACGCTTAGATATGCAGGCTTAGAAGTTGATAGAGGCCCAGATCAAACTCGTTCAGCATTTGTTTTTGATGAAAACGACAATTCATGGAATATAGGATACGGTACGGGCGCTCTATATAATTTTGTTGATTCAAATTTAAGAGTAACTGCTATTTTAACTTCTGTAGATAACGGACAAGCCGGCGACCTTACCCTAATTGGTACAGGTACCGGTGTTGTCAAAGTTGCAGGAACAACTAATTACGAAGCTCAGGTTACAGACGACGACGATATTCCAAATAAAAGATATGTTGACGTTGCAATTCAAACATCGCCAACATTTCAAATTAAACGTGAAAACACTCGTGTAATTGCGTTTGATAATGGCGATCCAATTGATCCCTTATTATTTCCAATCGGTCCGTATATTGCCCAACCCGCCGAAAACCAAGCAGCAGTAATTGTTGATGATACTTCTGTTGCTGTGTTCTATCAAAATAGAGTAACGGTTGCAGGATTGTCAATATTTTCTGAATTGTCAACACCAACCGGTACAACTGACGCTTCAGTGATTCAAGCAACAAATACCAATGGCAATATTAAACTTGAAACAAATGGATCAGGAAAAGTACAAATCAGTTACGCTATGCAGTTTGATCAAATTGGATTGACCCCAGCCAGCGTAACAGGATCATCGTTATTGTACGGAGGATCAGTAAACGCAGGAACTACTGGACTTTATGTTGTAAATACAGCGAAGGCCGATGAACTAGTAAGTAAAAGCCGAGCACTATTGTTCAGCATGATATTTTAAGAGATTAAAAATGATATATAGCACAAGATTGACAACCACAAGTGACACTTTAGTTTTTACCAGCAGCTCAACTGGAGCTCCTATTGCCGGTCCAGTTGTTGGTCGAGATCAAGCTATCACTACCATTATTGTTTGTAATACAGGAACACCAAACCTAACTAACGAAACAGTAAATGCCGCCAATTTAACACTCAACGTTGTGTTGTTTGGTAGTGTGAGTTCTACAACAAACACTATTGTAAGTAATTTAATAATTCCCGCAGGCGAGACAGTATTCTTTAGCGATGAACGAATTGTGTTATCTTCAGGCGATCAGCTAAGAGCTACTTCAAGCGCATCAAATCTATTGAGTATAACAGTGAGCTCATTACCAGTATGAAGTTTCTTAAAGCAAAAACTCTTTCAAAGTTTAGCCCTACTGATCAAAGTTTATTTTCAAACTTGTACGGTAGAGCCGTTATGGAATTGGCAGGCGGAGTAAGATTACCTAAAGGAACTACTGCGCAACGCCCCAACGTTTCTGGAGTGCGTACACTTGGTGGTCCAAACGGATTTATAAGATATAACACAGACACTGACAGTATTGAAGCCTATGTTGGTGGAGTTTGGGAAGTAGTCCGTGCTCCTGGAGCAAGTACTATTACTAAACAAACTCTAGGACCTGGAAACGAAATTGACACAGTGTTTGGTCCTTTAAGTAAAATTCCAAATTCTCCTGATAACATTATTGTGTTGGTTGAAAACGTTTTTCAAATTTCTAGCAATAACTACAATGTACTTTACAATTATTTAGGCAGCGGAAACGCATATATTGAGTTTACCAGCCCTGTACCGTTAGACAAATACGTTACAGTATACTTTGGCTACAGCGACTAATCACCAAATTGGGTTAAATATACGTATCAAGTCATTGGAGATACGTAATGGGCCTAGTTTTAGCCGATAGAGTAAGAGTAAGATCTCAAAGTTCCGGAACAGGAACACTCACACTAACCACAACCGTTGAAGGATATCAGTCCTTTTCTGCAATAGGTAACGGCAACGAAACCTATTATGGCATTGTTGACAATGCTGGCAATTGGGAAATTGGACGCGGAACATATACTGCTAGCGGAACAACTCTTTCTAGAGATACTGTAGTTTCGTCATCAAATGCAGGCACAAAGGTAAATTTTCCTGCAGGATCAAAGACAGTATTCTGCACATTTCCATCTTCTCTTGCACAAACAAATATCAGCAACGGCTCAAATACTTTAACCAGAGTTACCCTTGACAGTACAAATGCCACAAGATATCTAATGTTTGTTGAACAAACATCCGGCGATGTATCAACAAAAGTAAACTCAAGCATACGAGTAAATCCTTCCACAGGAGCATTATATTCAACATTATTATACGGTAACCTAGTTGGAGATGTAACTGGTAATTTAACTGGTAACGTATCAGGATCAAGTACAAGCACCACAGGCAACGCTGCCACAGCCACTGCATTTCAAACAGCAAGAACCATCAACGGAGTCAGCTTCAACGGTACAGCTAACATAACAGTAACAGCAGATGCTAACACCCTGTCAGGGACTACACTAAAGTCAACAGTGACTGCCTCAAGTTTAACATCTTTAGGAACACTAACTGGACTGACGGTATCCGGAACAAGTAATTTTCAAAATGGCATTAGTGTAACTGGCGGCAATATATCCGGAGAACTAAGTGGTAATGCAGCCACAGCAAGTGCTCTTAAAACTACTAGAACTATCAATGGTGTAGATTTTAACGGATCAGCTAATATCATTATAGGTATTGATGCCAACAATGTTACTGGTACAACATTAAATTCATCAGTGGTTAGCTCTAGTTTAACATCTCTAGGAACACTGACAGCGTTAAATGTATCCGCTAGTCCTGTGATAACATTGCCTAACAGTACTAGTGGCAATGTTAAAATTGCCAGTGCAAGCACTTCATCTTTTTCTACAAGAATAGGTACTAATTCTTCAAATCAATATTTTTGGTCCACTAATTTACAGTTTAACGGAACCAGTTGGGTCAAAGACGAATCTACAACAGGTGCTTGGAAAATTGCACAAGTGGTATCCAGTAGCGATGCATCGAGTGTAATAAATTTTAACTTTACCACTTCAGCAGGATCATCATCTGATATAGTAGTCTTTAACAGTGACGGCAGCATTACAAAAACAACTCCGTTGCTAACTAGAAGAAATTCAACTTCACAAACAGTAGCAAACGCTAGTAATACCAGGGTATTATTTAATACTCAGGAAGATACCAACGGGTCTATTGGACTTACCTACGACGCTGTCACAAACGCCGGTAGATTTACCAATACCAGCGGAGTAACAAAAACCTTCAACGTTAGCTCAACTATTGTTTACTCTACTAACTCTACAGGAGCAAGAAGCACCTATATTCTTAAAGGTACTTCTAGAATAGCTCAAATGACATCCATCCCAACAGTTGGTGATGCAACGGTTCATAATGTAACAACTCCTGTTAAATTGGCCAACAACGAATTTATAGAAGTATATGCATATCATACAATTTCAGGTGGCGGTTCACTAAACATTGGAAGTGGTGGCAGCTTTAACGGTAGTTATATTTCAATAGTAGAAGTTTAAGGAGTGACAAATGTCAGATAGTATTGGTGATTTAGATTTTGGAGATCAAGGACCTGCTGGTAGTGAACCAGCATACATAGCATCGCTTGGAAGAATAAGCGGTAAACTGCTATCAGCCAATCTATTGAGAAATGGCAATGATCTAACTGTTAGAAATGCCGCAACAGATCCTGACTTATTATATCTAGATGTCACGGCAAAAAATATTGGTATCAATGTTGAGAACCCAATATTTGATCTTGAAATAGCTGGAACTACCTATGTAAGTAACGACTTAAAACTTACCGGAACTACATTCAAAGTTGACAATGTTATTTTAAACTCTAACGGATCGATTACCAGCGCGGTCGGCCCTATTATTATTGCTCCTAGGGGAACAGACCCGCAAATAACATTACCAAAAGTTACCAATCCAAACTTGGAAATTTTTAACAACTACATAAAAGTCACTACATTAAACACTGGGTTGAACTTACAGGCACACGGCACGGGTGTTGTTGATTTACAACACACCACAAATGTTACTGGAAATATGCATGTCACTGGAAATATAGGTGCCGGCGGAAATGTCAGTTTAAAAGGCCGATTGACCATTGGAGATAGTCCTGTTGACACTGTGTCTGTTGCTCCGGACCTAACTCAAAATATAATTGCTGGAACAAATAATGCATATGATCTAGGATCTTACACAAAAAGATGGCGTAATATCAATATCACAGGACTACCAGGTACTTCTGCATTTAACACAGAAAATGTCTACATCAGTGATCAAATACATTTAACAGGGCAAACAATCTCTACAATGTACAGCAACGATCCGTTGGTGTTAGACTCAGCCACTGGAAACGTTTTCTTAGAAAGATTAAAAATCAACAGCGATACTATTACCAATTTAAACAATAGTGCAATCACTTTTGTACAAACAGGTAGTGGATATGCATTAGTAGATGACACCACAGCTATACGTATTCCTGTGGGTACTAGTGCAGAAAGAAAATTTACAGAAGTAGGCGAAACTAGATGGAACACAAACTATCAATTTTTAGAATGCTTTGACGGCAGCGTATACCAGGTTGCAACAGGTGGCGGTATTGTTATTACTGCTCCCATCATGGAAGAATTGGGCCATTTATACTCTCTGATACTTGGCTAAAAACAGCCAAATGATAAATACTTGTAATTATAGAAATGACCAAATTTCTATAAAATTCAACTGTGGTAAACCCGCAATGTAAGGTGGTTATCCGTGTAACACGGTGTCTAGAGGAGAGCACATGGCTATTGGTCGTATTTCCGGTCCGCTCTTAAAGGCAAACCTCATCAGAGATGGTGTGGACCTTGCATTTGAGACCGACCTTCTTTATCTTGATGTCAATAACTCCAGAGTTGGTGTAAATCGTGCTGACCCACAATACGCTCTAGACATAGTAGGAACACTTCGAACAACTGATCTTCAAGTACAGAACAGTTTCAACCTTGGTAATTTATCGATCACCGGTAATACTATCAGTAGTAATTTAAACACTATCAGTTTTGTTGCTGGTGCCGGCGAAGCCACAATATATCATTCACGTTTAATTGTCAACGACATCGAGTTAAACGGCAACACTATTTCAACTACAGTATCAAATTCTAACTTAGAATTGCGTCCTAACGGTACAGGTACTATAGAACTTTTATCCACTTCAAATGTAACCGGGGATCTAAACGTAACCGGAAACATCAACGCAGACGGAAATATTACTATTGGCGGCAATTTGGTCATTGGCGACCAAAATACTGACACAGTAACAATCAATGCCAGTATTCAAAGTAGTTTAATTCCAAAAACAGACAATACCTACGATCTAGGATCAACATCCTATCGATGGAAAGATGTATTTGCTGTTTCTATTACAGCTACTAACTTAAACTTAAACACATTTACCACAGGAAATTTATTCCTAAGTAACAACACAATTACCACTACTGCTGCACAAGATTTAATCCTTGAAGCAAACGGTACAGGTGGAATAAGAATCGGCAACTTTAAAATTGTAGGCAATACAATTACAAATACAGTAGCAGATTCAGTAACAACAATCAATCAGAACGGTACAGGTTATGTAAAAATTTCAGGTACTAACGGTTTTGTTCCTCCAAGAGGAACATCTAGTGAACGTCCAAATCCTGCTGTTGAAGGCATGATGCGTTACAACACAGATTCAAAAGCGTTAGAAATTTGGGACGGCTCAGTATGGGCAAGTCCAGCAGGTACAATTGGTGCTGTGTCTGAAGGTACAGCTAACGACATCGCTGTCCGTTTTGCTTTAACATTGGGATAATTAGAAAATGCCAACCACATTTAGACATTCAGTAAACAAAGGAATTGGAACAGATGCAGTCGATGTTGTCCAAATTCCAGTAGGACTAAGAGCAACAGTAATTGGTTGTAACCTTTCCAATGCTACCGAGTACGACACAATCAACGTTGATGTGTGGGTAGTTTCAGAAGACAGCGTGGCAGCACACTATATTAGAGGACTTACTATTCCTCCGAACTCAGCAGTAAAGCTGATTACCAACGGAGAAAAATTGATTTTACCAGAGACAGCTGGTCTAAGAATTAAAAGTGATACCGCAGCAAGTTTAGATGCGGTAATTAGTTACGTAGAGATATCATAAGGATTAAAAATTATGGCAAGTAATTATTATTTAGGATTTGATCCGCAACAAAACTTAGGTGACGCTCCTAGATTTTTCTACGGCCTAAGAAAAAATGCAAACGGTAGTTTATTTTTATTGAGAAGTGATCAATTAAAAGGTGGTGACGTTATTCAGATCAATAATACTGGAGAAGATCAAGGCAACTATACAGACTTTGACTACGGCGTTGATTTTTATGAAGGTATTGATGCCAACCACAATCCGGTTTTTGACAATTTAAGATATCAACAATATAAATGGGATGACAAATCGGTGTTTTATTATGTAAACGACGAAGGCGAACTGATTGCTAGAGTAAATACCGGTTATACATATACACCTGGAACATCAGAGGATTAAAAAAGACTATGCCAGATTTTAAAATTAGTAGGTTCAAATACACATGGAGAGGCACTTGGTCCTCTGCAACACGATATAATCCAGACGATGTTGTCAACTACGGCGGCAAAGTTTTCACTTGTTTAGAATCTCATGTAGCACAGTTAGATTTTTACGGTGATTTTTATAATGTAGACAATCAAGTTCCTCCACAGGCTGCACCTAGATGGTTAAAGATAGCCGACGGTGTAAGCTGGAAAGGCGATTGGAAATTAAACACCTATTATAAAGAAGGTGATGTTGTAAAATTAGGCGGCCGTGTCTATGTATGTTCATGGGCACATACTTCTCCTACTATTTCTACAGATCCGCTAACAGGAGTTCCTGTTACTATTCTTGCTCCTGAGCAATTATTTGCAGTAGAAGATCTTGTTGAAGATAAAACATTATGGGTTACACAACTTAGAACTGAAAATTGGACCAAAGATTGGACTCCAGTAACATGGTACAATATTGAAGATATTGTACGATACGGCGGTAGAGTTTATCGTTGCGTCTCAGCACACCAATCTTCAGCAGACATAAACAGCGGATTAGAATCCAACATTGGAGAATGGCAGTTAGTTTCCATTGCAGACGATTGGAAAGGTAGCTGGGCTGTGGCCACAAGATACAAGGCCAACGACATAGTTAAATGGGGCGGTAGAGTTTACAGATGTACTGTAGATCATATTTCCGCAAGCACGTTGCTTTCAGGTTTGCCTGCAGATATAGGTAACTGGGTGTTGGTATTCGATGGTGTTGAAGCAAAGGGTTCGTGGACCATAAACACCATTTATAAAATTGGCGACATTGTAAGATACGGATCTTATGTATATAAATCCAACCTATTCCACCAGTCATCTACAACCTTCGATTCGAGCAAATGGGATGTATTCACTCCCGGCAACGAATTTGACAGTGTATGGACTATAACTACCTATTACCAACAAGGCGATATTGTTCGCTACGGCGGAAATTTATATCTAGCTACTACACAAAACGTAGGATCTATACCAACAGCTTTGCAAACTTGGGAAAAGCTATTTGAAAACACAAGAATGCAAGGAACATGGAGTCAAATAGTCAACTACAAATTAGGTGATGTTGTACGACGTGGTGGTAACGTATACCTTGCACTAGTTGACAATATCAACCAAGACCCAGATTTGCCTAATGATGGAAGTTCAACTAATTCTAACTATTGGGATTTATTGATTCCGGGCGTAAAGTGGACAGGCTTTTGGGCCGCAGGAACTACTTATGCAGTTGGTGAGCTGGTTGTTTACGTTGCCAGCACCTATCGCTGTATTGATCAACATTTGGCCAATGCACAAAATAGTCCCGTTGATGACTTCAATGGAATTTATTGGCAGGCAGTAACTGTTGGTAACTCTTATGCTAGACTGAGATTAAAAGGTGACATTCGTACCTATGGTCTATCAGACGACGGCAGCACAATTGGCAGCACACGCCTAGCTATTGGCACTGAAGGTTACTCATTAAAAACCACCAGCAACGGTATTCCAGAATGGAAAGAGCAATGGACTAGCCCAAAGAATTATTATGTTGCAACGTGGGGAACTGATGATCCTTCACAAGGTACAACACCAAACAGTCCATGGAAGACCGTTAGATACGCCTGTGAAAATGTCACAGGCTATGCATCTATTATGGTTAAAACAGGCCTATACGAAGAAGTTCTTCCAATTAGAGTTCCGGCATTTGTTGCAATTGTTGGCGACGAACTACGAGGAACGGTAATAAAGCCCGTTGATGGCGCAATAACCTCTGCGTATGTTGACATTGTTCTTTCAGCATCTGCCTATCTGTTCAGCATTATTGATTATGTGATTAGAGGATTGCCAATTGGAACTACAGATCCATTCAACCCTGCCTTTGGAACACTTAAACGTGGAATTATTGCACAAGATCAAACAGCAGGAAACATAGCAACTGCTAACGAATCATTGATTGCACAATCATTGATAACAATATTTCAAAATTTAGTAACCACTTACACTCTGCCATCCAAGAGCGGATCAAATACCTATACAGCAGATGCAAATAGACTAAAAACAATTGCAGCCATCAATGCAAATAAAGCATTTATCAAGAACGAACTTACGTTGTATGTTCAAGAAGTATTTGCAGATTCTACTTTTGTTGGCTTGCCTGCAAGTTGGAGTTCTGATGTTGATAGAATTCTAAATGCATTGACCTATGACATTGGATATATAGGCAATTTTAAAACCAGTGAAGCTGGAACATATTTTATCAATGCCAGTGTGCCTGCAAGAAACAAACTAAGCGACATGTTCTATTTGCAAGACGGCACAGGTCTAAGAAATATGACACTTGCAGGTCTATCTGGAACATTAGGGCCAAT